GAGCAGAAAATACATCTTGAACTGCCTGATGTATCCATACCGCTTACTGGATACATTGACCTAGTGCATGACGGCAATCTCTATGAGATGAAGACCAAAGCACCACGCAAGGGTCAGATCAAAAAGGACGGCACTCGTGGCTGGTCAAAACCATCTATGCCGAAAGAGCCGGACTATAATCACTTGTGTCAAGTGGCTGTTTATTGGAAGGCTACTGCACTGAAGCCTAATATTGTGTATATCAGCGACACTGACATAGCGCATTTTAATCAGGACAACTGCGATAAGCTGTCGCCTGAGCATCTTGAGTTCTGCCTGTATGACCTACGGCGCAGAGCATTAATCCGGCAAAACCTACTGGCTATCAGCACTGACCCCAAGGTGCTTGCTGGTCTGGTTGAGCCTGAGTTTAACCACCCCTTTTATTGGAAAAACCAATTCATTGATGAAGCGAGGATATTATGGAATCTGTAATTAGATTTAATCATGGCAATTCTCTAGCGTCAGAGATGAAAAGGCTTGGGATTGACCACCCAGATAAAGGATATGTTTCTGCTTATACACGAGGGCTGAACGATGCCCAAAAAAAGAATCTAAGGGCAGAATTTAGGGATACATTGAAAAAAAGACAGCGAGTATGTCAACTAACTGGGTCTTCTATTGCTTTGGTAGCTTCGCACATAAAACCGTTTGATCATTGTGTCAACAGAGATGAAGCAACTAATGAGGCTAATGGCTTGCTGTTAAGAAAAGATATCGACTATTTATTTGACAAAGGTTACATATCTTTTGATAAAAAACACAAGCTGATCATTTCTCACGCCATAACCAGAGCTGTCAGCACTGAGAATTGGGCTAAACAAATTGAAATTGCTATTGGTCATGAAGCCCTAAAGTCATGGGCAAGCGGCGGCAACAAGTGCATGGTTAACACTATTGGCATACCCACTAAAGATAATCACTGGTCTATTAGAAGAAGATACATCACTCTTTCTAAAATGAGAGATGAATATATGGATTATCATCGGCGGCACGTTTTTAAAAACCCACAAATTCAACATATAGCAAATGAAGGATGAAGCAATGAGTACAGTATGGAATACACTATCAGCCGTTGACGTAAATAAATACGCTGAGAAAAAGAACGGCTTTACCTATCTAAGCTGGGCATGGGCTTGGTCAATGCTAAAGGATCACTATCCGGACGCAACATACCATAAGCACATATTTAATGGTCTGCCCTATATGCTTGACCCCAACGGTTACGGCTATGTTCAGGTGACGGTATCCGTTCCAAGTTTGGATTCCTCATGCACAGAAATCATGCCTGTGCTGAACCACGCTAATAAGCCGATACAGAACCCAGATAGCTTTGAGGTGAACAAGTCTTTACAGCGTTGCTTGGCAAAGGCCATAGCCGCACTAGGACTGGGTGCATATCTATTCCAAGGTGAAGACCTACCGCAGACCGTTGCAAGCAGTCCTGCACCGTCTGCACCACCACCTGCAAAGGATTTTAAGAAGGCGACAGGCATGTCGCTTGAGCAAGAAATTCGGATAGCTCCGGATATGGAGAGCCTAAAGGCTCTTTACAACCGCGTATCGTTGTCGCTGACACCAGAACAACGTGCGCTCTTTAGCCAACGTAAACAGGAGATTTCTTAATGGCTCAATATGATAACAATCTGCGTGGGGTTCTATTCCACAATGACAAAGGGGATAACCCTAACCGCCCTGACATGACAGGTAACTGTGAGATTGATGGCGTGGAGTACAAAATATCCGCGTGGAACAAAACATCTGCGAAAGGCTCACAGTTCATGAGCCTGTCCTTACAGTTAAAGGATGCACAACCTAACGGCGCGGCAAGACCACAGCCACAGGCACAACAACAGGTAGCCCTAGATGATGACGTTCCTTTCTAGGCTGTTTAAATCGCAGGACACAGCCAGCAAAAGCCGAAAGGTCAAGCTGGTTGTTCCTCGTGAGTTTGGGTTACTTGTCGTTACTGATGAGGACGAGCCAGAGCAGATGATGTTTTGGCAGGATGCAGATGAGCAAATCATTCTAGCATCACGTCTCTTATCGGTAGCCACTGAACGTAAGAGGGCAGAGCGTGGCGAAAAAGAAAGCAAAGTCAACTAAACCTAATGGGCGTAAGCCTTGGGGTGGGAGTGATACTTGCCACTATTGTAAAAGAGAATTTAGTTGGAAGACTGACGGTCTAGCCAACGCAAATAAAGAGGTATTTTGTAATCATGAATGTTTTAACGAGAATATCAAACGCAGTGAAAGTGCTTTTCGGGAAGCCAATGACTTTGACAGCCTATGACCGTAAAGATGTACATTACGTTAGGGTCAAGGACATCATTAACATAGTCAGTGAGATCAAAGGCGTTCCTGTCATTGACATTATTAGCAATCGCCGCCAGCACAAGATTACTGGTGCTAGACACCTAGCCATGGTTGCGGCATTGCGCTTTACCAGAGCGAATTACTCAGATATCGGTAGAGTGTTTGGCAGAGATCATTCAACTGTGTACAATGCTGAAAATAAATATAAACGTGCTGACATGTATATGTTGTCAGACCTAAACACAGTAAAGAAAAGACTAGACGAGATTGCCCAACGCGCCGCTTGAACTATATATAGCAGTACCAGACCTGACCAATACTATGTCTGGTCTGGTTGGTGAGCATCTAGCCACTGCCGCCATACTACAACGAGGCTGGTCTTGTGCGATGGTTATGCAGGATGATTTTGACCTGATTTGCACTAAGAGCAGGGAAAGCTACAGAGTGCAAGTGCGATCTTGCCAGTTAAGCAAGCGAACAAGGTACAGCAAGAACACAATGCAGTTTCAAGTCGGCAAGGGTAGAGATAAGCGTTTCCCCAGTGCAGATGATTATGATATCCTAGCCCTCGTTTCTTCTGAACAGCGAGGGTGTTTTTTTATGCCCATGTCTGCCATAGACAGAATCAAATACACGAAACCATTTAGCTTTTTTTCCCCAGAGCGTGAAATAGAAAGCTGGAATCAAACAATAAGGACATTACGAGATGAGCATACCAAACAGACGACCATGCGTAACAACAGAGCTAGGCATGGGTCTAGCAGTAACCGTTAGCTTTCATCCTGATACTGGAGATGCTATTGAGGTATTTATGAGTGGCCGTGGGAAGGCTAGTGACAACGACATGCAACATATTCTGTATGACATGGGCGTTGAGGTGAGTAAATTGATGCAGAAGGAGATTGACCTTGGATCATACGCAACTACTGATCGACTTAATCAAACAGCATGAGGGCTTTGTAGAACACGCCTACAAGGACTCTGAGGGTTATTTGACTATTGGTTATGGACGCTTGATAGACGAGCGTCTGGGCGGCGGTATATCGGCGCGTGAGGCCGAATATTTGCTGATGAATGACATTAATCAGGTTATTGAAACAGCCAAGAAATACACCTTCTGGCCGAATCTAAACGAGCCACGCAAGGCTGTAATTGTTTCTATGCTGTTCAATCTGGGTCAGCCACGATTCGACAAGTTCCGTAAAACCAAGGATGCTATTCACGCCGGAGATTATGACAAGGCGGCTGATGAGATGCTGGACAGCATGTGGCGTAAGCAAGTTGGTCACAGGGCTGTACACTTGGCTGAGATGATGAGAACAGGAGAGTGGGATGCAAGTTAAGGATTGGTCAGAATGGAAGATAATACCTCGTCTGATGATGGCTATAATGACGCTGATGAGCTGGCGTTGTGCAGAGTGGTTTATGAGCTTGGAAGACCCAACAGCACCACAGTCAGCTTTTGTAAGCGTTGTAATGGGTGCAATGACAGGTGCGTTCGGAGTTTGGATGAGCAACGAAGGCAAGAAAACTTAACATATTAGGCATGAAAAGTGAGGTGAAAGATGATGACACTACTAGGTAGCCTGTTAGGGTTCGGATCATCGTTCTTGCCAGAGGTACTGGCTTATTTCAGAGCAGGTCAGGAACACAAGCAGAAGCTGGATGAAATGCGGCTTCAGGGCGAGTTAATGCAGATGCGGTCTAGCCTCAAGCTACAAGAGCTAGATGCAGAGGCAGACATTGCAGAAACGAAGGGTATCTATGAACATGACCGATCTATTGACGCTGGGGGATTTGTCAACGCTCTGCGCGGCAGTGTGCGCCCTGTTGTTACTTACGCCTTCTTCTTGATGTTTGTAGCTGTTGAGGCAGTCATCATGC